AAGATGTAAAACATCACCACTTTGTAAAACAACTTTTGCACCACCTTGTATCAGCTCGACTGAACTGTTTGGTGGTATAGAAACACCTTTTATTAAATAATAGTTTGCGCTACTACGCACTATGTAAACATCCACTTTGATTGTGGTTGTTAATATGTTAGCCAGTCTAATTCCTATGATAGCGTCATAGTCACCACCACTCAAAATACTAGCTGCTGTCGTTCCTTGTGATCTTGCTACCGCGTTTCTAAAGTTCTGTGCCATAATATCTCCTTATATCATAGGGCCACGGCCATCGCAAGAGCGAAGCCCTGGGTTGTTTTTGTGTCCAGTTGTGTTTGAATATTTGAAGTCACACCATCAGAAAAATTAAGTTCTGCTGCTGTGGAAGTTATAGCCGTGCTGCCTATGGTGATGCTGCCGGACACCTTAAAATCTCCAGTCACATCCAGAGCAACACTTGGGTTTGAATTTCCTATCCCCACGTTACCAGAGCTGTTTATACGCATTCTTTCTGTTGAACTACCACTAGCAGGTTGAGTTGAAAAAAATAATGCACCACTATCATTTGCTCCATCTGTTTTAACTGCGATAGTTGCTATGTCTGTATCTGTATTATTACCAAATAATATTCTCCCTAATTGTTGGTCGTTGTTGGAGTCATTTCTTCTAAGTTGTATTCCATGTCCACCACCGGATGCTGGGCTTTCTATTTGTAAAAAATCATCAGTATGACTTGCTGTGTCTGCTATAATTAATTTACCATTACTATCTAAACGCATTCTTTCACTACCATCTGTATGAAATGCTATTCTGTGATTAGCTGAACTACTACCTTCAATTTTATAATTAGTGCCACCAAAACCAAGACTACCACCATTATCTACTTGAATACTGCCCGAGACATCAATGCCAGAGGCAGTAGTAGCCAAACGCTCTGTATTATCATGAAACAGTTTTACATCTGAATTTTCGTTTACCTGCATAAGTGTTTCAGATTTATCAGCACTTTGAAAAAGAACTTGATTGGATGAAATAATTAAAGATCCAGTCCCCACATCAGATATGAAACTATTACCACTAGAAGAGTTATGAAGTATTTCTAAATCACTACTAGCACCAAACAATGCTTTACTATTATCGCCTAATACTATGTCGTGGTTAAAGGTAGCTGTACCAGCATCAGACATGTCAAGAGTGAGGGCAGTAAAGTCACTACCACTATCAGAGCCTTTAAAAATTATATCTTCGTCAGATACTCTATTTTCTATAATTAAATCACCAGTTGCACCTGAAGATTGTTGAATTTTACTATTAGAGCCATCGTGGAAAATTCTTAAATCTGCATCTGAACCAAAACCAGCATAGATGTTGTCCATGTGTCTTGTGATTTGTTCAAATATAATTCTTGAGCCACTTCCATCTACATAGAAATAAGTTGTTGTACCTCCAGAGCCATCGTCAGATTGGAAGATAATATCCTTGTCATCAGAATTATTTAATAAAACTAAGTCGCCTGTATTATTTTCTATGTAAGAATGTGATCCTGAGTGATATACATTCAAATCCAAACCTGCTCCAAACTGAGCTTTACTGTTATCACCTAATATAATATCGTGATTAAAGGTAGCCGTGCCAGCATCTGACATGTCAAGCGTTAATGCAGTGATTGTTGAACCGCCGTCGTTTCCTTTAAATATTAAATCTTTATCAGAAACACTAGATAAAATAGTCAAATCTTGACTAGCTAGAGAAGCTTGACCCACTTCAGTACCATTACTTTTAAACCTTATAGCATTACCTGCTGCATCGAATACAATGTCATTGCCTGCATCTACGGTTAAATCAGTGGGAGGAGAAATTGTCATGGCTCCAGATCCTGGAGTGACAACTACTTTCTCTGCGGGTAATGTACAAAATACAGTCTTCGTGCCTGATGAAAAACTTACAGCGCTATCACTGTTAGAACTTTCAAGTATCGTATCTCTGGATAAAGTATCTGTGCCTGAGTCGGTGACCGTGCCGATACCTATTTCAAACTCTGTTCCTGTATCGTTTACAATCGCATAGTAAGTTGTGTTACCACCACCAACACCGGCTACAAAAGTTTGAAACCCGGATACTGCTCCGCCTAAACTAAATGTACCCGTTCCGGTTGTGGTTGAGGTTTCTTTAACCCGATCGTTTATTGCAAACGCCATTTAACCTCCTACGCTAATCTTAATACTGCATTACTTGTGTCTGCCGCTGGAAACTGAATCGTGAATGTACCGTTGGTTGCTGTAAAGTCACCACCAAAATCCAAAACTAAAACTGAGTTGTTAGTTGGTGCACTACCATCTGATCTGTATATCTGTGCAAACCTTGCTGTAAAAGATGCACTTGTGAATGATACATCGTCAAAGTCAACAAAAGCAGTTGATGCTGATGATCCGCCAGTGACTGATGGGTTAGCTAAAGTAGCACCACCAGAGGTGTAACCAGTTCCTGATATTTCGTTTGTTGTACTAAAAGCAGTTGGGTCAGACCCAGAAACAGTTTTAGACGATGTGAACAAAGCTATTTTATAAGTAGCACCACCATCAAAGTCATGATTACCTTTCAACAACTCCTCTTTAAAAACATTTGATATTACGTTAGCCATTTATTTTCTCCTTATGGGTTTGCGGATGGTATTGGCACTCTAACCACTCCATCCATATATTCGTCTCGTCTTCTTCGGCCCATTTGCTCTTGTCCTAATTTTTGAATCTCATCTCTATATCTAGTGGTATAAATATTCAACATATCAGGAGCTTTTAAAAAACTAAAAGCCTCTATTAAGCAGGCATAAAGCAACAGTTGAGGTGTATTGTTACCAACCCATGTCGTCGTGTTGCTTGACGATAATCCTGTGGGTAGCGCATTATACGCTAGTTCTATAGTATATGCCGCATTCGGTGCTGGAGCAAGAAGTATTGTGTCATTGTCCCAGTTTGCATAGTATTTTGGAACGCCTGTTGCTGTTCTATTAGGGTTATATTCATTGATAAAAGAAGTGTCTTTTTTTTCTAAATATATTCTCTCATTATCCGTCAACCCGCCCAGAGATCCAGAGGGGCTAAAAATACTAACAGATCTAATAAAAGCAAAAGTGCTTGGCGTTGCACCGGGCATAGCAACAAAAGGGTCACTTGAACTTAAACTAGCTGTTTTGTATTGTCTAAAAACATCAAGATCAACATCTCTAAATATCTTTAATTCAGCGTGTTCTATAAAGTCATTAACAATCGTAGTTGTAAAAACATTACTATCAACCTCACAATAATCTCTAATTTGTGTAACTAATTCAGAATATGTCGTCATGCTATCACCGTCACAGGACCAGCAAACGCTCGGCCTCCTCCTCCTCTTAAATTACCACTAGTTGCAGTATCCGTAGCAACCGTGAATGTATAACTATTATCATCTACTTTAGTGATTGTATACCCAGCAGATCTTGTGATATTTGCAGCTGTTATGCCATCAAAGGTTGATGCACCGTAAAATCTTACCGTATCAGAGCTAGATCTATTATGATTTGGTTCAGTTACAGTGATAACACTTGTGCTTGCACTCGCTGTTTTAAACGCATTCAAGGGTAGTAAATTTGGTACTGCAGTTTCATCTCTATCTGATCTTGCATCTTGTAAGGCTTGTCTGTCTGATTGATGAGACTTTAATTCTATCTGTGGGTGTTTTGCTTCAAACTCAGAGGTGTGAACTAAAGATCCATTCCATTCTTTCACCATTTCACTATATGGAAAAGCCATACCACTTCTGTCAGAAATAGCTTTTGATTTTTTACCTGTTGCAAAATTAGACATTTGGATAATATGCTTTCGGTGTTAAATAAGTGCTAGTTGATGAGCCGTCCTCTGTCAACGCACGATTAAATTCATCTTCATAGTACAATTTCATTTGTTGTGCCAATTCTGGTCTGTATTTTTGTGCAAGATAAAAGCTAAGACCAGATGTCATACACGGGACAAAACGATAAGGAACGTCTGATGCGTTTGTAAAACCGCCCGCATCTTGTATTCGTTTTACATAATATAAGTGCATATCTGCAGACCCAGCCGTTGAGTCTGGTGTTGGATATATAAACAAAGTTACACGATCAATTAATCTTTGCACATAATACTGTGTTGGTTGACCTTTTGATAATTTATTAGATAAACCAGAATATGTAGATCTACTAATCTTAGTCATAGCGACGTCTTGCTGTGATGTTTGAGTTCTATTTGTTCTGTAAGTAGCTTCCAATACATCGTCCATACCAAAGATAGTTGATGCAACTTGATTAGTTGTTGCCTGAGCTCTGTCACTATCTGACGTGTCATCAGCAGCACTTCTAAAGAAATGATATTCAGCTTGACCTTCTACTAAATCAATATTTGTTTCATCTATTTCCCAGTAGTGTAACCCTCTGTTACCCCACTCTTGAAACATAATATTAAGAGAGCGTCTTGCAGATTTCATTTGATAACCTGTAAGATTATCAAAACCTATTCTATTAAAAGATTCTTCTATTATCTCATCAATAGCAAAAGT